CCTATGAATGTGGTTCCCTCCATAAATAGTTTTTACCTAACATTATATACAAGCTAAAATATATAAAGAAATAAACTTCAAGGTAAAATTTAAAGGTTATAAAAATGTCAAGCATTATGCACCCGACAAGATTATTGGATCTAGTTAGCTAATCCATAAATTGTTTAAGGAAATTTTCGTTTAATTCATCAAACGTTTGAAGATCAGGTTGATCTTCTGGTCCGAACAAAGTATTTCGGTTCTTAACGAAAAACTTCAACATCTTCTTTCTGATATTATTAAAGCGAGACCTACCATGAGTGTGCAAAGTCTGCAAAGCAGCTCTGCAAGCCACAAAACAAAATGTTTTGGGATCATTGTCTTTCCATTGCCAATTTAGCAATTCTAAAATAGAAGACTCAGGTAAGCGACACATATAAATCGGACGATAAGTTGTTGATTCGGGATGTTCGACAAAATTTCCTTTTAAAAAGGTTGATTTAGATAAGGGTAAGGATTTATAAGAGAATTCATCTTTTGTTGCAGGCGTAAACGTAATATTGTGTTGAAACAAAAAGTCTTGTATTGTCTCAAAATTGAACTGGTCAATATACGTATCGGAAACGCTCATAATGAGATCGTCTCCATACATGCAATAATATACATGTTGTGCCATTTCTCTTAAGGATTGTTTTGTTATTGATAACCATGCTAATTTCATATACAATTTATTTACACAATCATTCAATTCAACTGTTAAGCCGAATCCACTTGGTATTCCGTTCTTTCGTACAAAAACAACATTCTTAGCAATATGAGGCATATTGATTAGTTCATGATAAAGCGCAGTTCTAACACTATTTTCAACTTCCTGATTTGGATAATAAAAATCATACCAGTCGTTTATAGCTTCAAACACTTTTTGAACACAATCTTTATCCAACGTATCACCAAATGCTGAATAGTCTCCAGTTATGATGTTATTTCCTTTATTAAGCAACTTTAATGCTAATCTTGTCCACTCTGGTCCGTTTACGTCAATTCCAATCGCAGTTGAATTTTCGATACGATTTGACATGTAAGCAGCTTTCCAGTGTCCAAAATATTCACGCACTGTTAAAGATTGTTCAATGGGGCATGCCGAGAAAATTCTGTTTTTGCCGATTATTGCCTTTTCAATGTCCATCTTTTGGTCTTTGAGAGTTAAAACAGCATATTGTCTATGGCCTAAATCAATACCATTTATAATAGCTGCTCTCTGATTATTCATCTTCTCCCGCTCAGTTAAGAGAAGGGGGTGGATATCGATCAGTTTATATCCATCACCATCGAGTTCATAATCAAATAACCAATGCTTTCCAGTTGTTAACTTTCGATCACCAAAGTGATACTTGTTTTCATCTATTCTCCCCAAGATATTAAGAGGATAACCCTCAGATGAACCAAGATTTATTTTCTTGTACTCCGTGAAACCTTGAATTCCAGAAAATGTTTGTTGTAATGTTAATCTGGATGTTTCTTCCGGGACAAGTAAGGGTTGACAGCGAAATATTAAGTCGTCTCTTAATGACTCATATGCAGCCTCAAGTAATTGTGGGTCAAATCCAGTGGGTACGGCTTCGAGTTTTTGTAAAGCTTTCTCCATAGGATCAACACCATTAATCTTCTTAAGAGGTGCAGGTACTTTCTTCGATTCATAAATTTCGTTGTACATTAATGATTTTGTTAATTGCGATTTTGTTGAAAATCCAGGTAGTTTATCTTTCTTTAAAACTCCAATAACGTCAAGGTTAGGTGGTAATTTAACCATTGGTTCATCGTCGCAGAATTCATCTTCAGGTATGAAATACTGACCTTCAATCTCAACACTAAAATTGTGCTGATAGACTCTCTGACTTGAACCTTGTTTTTCTCCTAATCCTCCGCAATGAAAACCTAAAATTTTAGGTGCTGACGAAATCGAAATTAGTGGTGTTCCACACAGACCTGGTCCTCCGAAATTGTAATTGACTGCTTGATCGTATTGCAGTTTATAAGGCACCAACTCATCACTTGATATGCACTGAGTGTAATTAGCTCTCCCAG